CATGTTTTTTCGCTCGTGCAATTCCAGAATCCTGAATTTCGACCGTCATGGCCAGGCCGCGCAAACCCAACCAGCTGAAGGTGATCACGGGAACGAACCAGCCGTGCAGGCTGGACGTGAACCCGGTCGAGCTTCCGCTGGTCGCGAACGTTCCGCCCGCGCCGGACTGGTTGCCGAACGCCCACGCCGTGAAGGAGTGGGGGCGACTGGCGCCGATCCTCCAACACGTCGGGTTGCTGACCGAGGCGGGTTTGTCCGCGCTCGGCATGTTGTGCGCGCTGCACGGAAAACTCGTGCAGTTGTGGGCGGCCGGCGAATCTCCGAACGCTTCGCTGGTCGGCCAATACCGCGGACTCGTGAACGACTTCGGCCTGACGCCGGTCGCGCAAGGAAAGGTCAAGTCCGGTGGTGAGGAAAAAGAAGGCAACCGATTCGCGAAGTTCGGCAACCGGCCAGCGTGACTATGTAGCGGTCGCGGTCGAATACGCGCGCGAAGCGGTAGCGGATCGCAAGCTCAAACGGGTTTGCAAGTGGACCCGGCTGGCGGCGAAGCGATTCCTCGCCGACATGAAAACCGCGAACAAGCGCAGTGCGTCGTTCAAGTTCGACCCGTGGCACGCCAACGACGCCTGCGGATTCATCGAAAGCCTACCGCACGTAGAGGGGAAGTGGGATTCGCCCACGATCACGCTGGAACCGTTCCAGACGTTTTTCATCGTGCAGTTGTTCGGGTTCCGGAATGCCGACGGCACGAGACGGTTCACGTCGGCGCTGCTGGCGCTGGCCCGCAAGAATGCCAAATCCACGCTCGCCGCGGCGATCCTGCTGTATTGCCAGTGCTGCGAGGATGAACCCGGCCCGCAGATCATCAGCGCGGCCACCACGGGCGACCAGGCGCGCATCGTATTCAACGTCGCGCGGCGGATGGTCGAAAAGACCGCCGACCTGCGCGAAGCGTTCAACCTTGAGCCGTTCGCCAATGCCATTGCAAGCTATCGCAACGGCGGCACATTCAAGCCGATCAACGCCAAGGCATCGACGCAAGACGGCCTGAACCCGTCCGCGACGGTGCTGGACGAGGTGCACGCGCACAAGACCAGCGAACTGCTGGACGTGCTGCAAAGCGCGGCCGGCGCGCGCCGCAATCCGCTATGGCTGTACACCACCACGGAAGGTTACGAAACTCCCGGCCCGTGGCCGGAACTGCGCAAGTTCGCGCAGCAGGTACTTGAGGGCGCGGTCAAGGCCGACCACTTCCTGGCGCTGATCTACGCGCTGGATGATGCCGACGACGACTTCGACGCCTCGAAATACATCAAGGCAAACCCGCTGCTGGCGGTGTCGCCGGTGCTGCAACGGGAACTCGAAAAGGCCGCGATCGAAGCCAAGGCCATGCCCGGGCGGCTGGCCGAGTTCCGCATCAAGCGGCTCAACCGGCAATCGCAGGCTGCTTCCGCATGGATCGACCTGCCGAAGTGGAAGCAATGCGCCGGTGAGGTTGACCTTGCGGCATTGCAGGGTGCGCCCTGCTGGGCCGCGCTTGACCTTGCCAGCACCACCGACCTTGCAAGCTGGCGGCTGGTGTGGCGCGTGGACGGCAAGCTGTACACATGGGGGCGCCGCTGGGTGCCGGAAGCCGCGGTGGAACGCCGCAAGCTGCGCGGTACGGTTCCGTATGAGGCATGGCGCGGCGCGGGCCTGATCGAAGCCACGCCGGGCGACGTGATCGACTACGCGGTGATAGAGCAACGCATCCGCGAAGACGTGGCGCGTTTCAGCCCGACGTTGATCGCGTTCGACCGCTGGAACGCGCAGGAACTGGTCAACCGGCTGACCGATGACGGCCTGCCGATGATCGAGTTCGTGCAGGGGCCGAAGTCGTATCACCCGGCCATGCAGGAACTGGAACGGCTCTATCGCAGCGGCGCGCTGGTGCACGGCGGCGATCCCGTCCTGCAGTGGTGCGCTTCGAATCTCGTGGTGCGATACGACGCAAACATGAACATGGCGCCCGACAAGAAACGCGCGCCGGAAAAGATCGACGACATGGCCGCGCTGTTGATGGCGCTGGGCGTGTCGGGCGCGCCATCCGACGATGACGCATTCAACGACTTCATCAGGAACCCGATCACGGCATGAGCATCTTCAACAACATGCTGTCATTCTTCGGGCTGGGCAGCCTGCAGCGCAACGTCGGCCCGCAGTTCCCGACGCCGACCGGCTACACCAACACGCCGGCCTCGCCCGTCACGGAAGACACCGCCCTGCAGGTTTCGGCGGTGTGGGCATGCGCGAGGTTGCTGGCCGAAACCGTAGCCAGCCTGCCGCTGTGCGTATACGCCAAGTCGTCCAGTGGCCGCGAGCGCGACGATGGCCATTGGTTCGCGCAATTGATGGCGCGCAAGGTCAATCGGTATCAGACGCGCGTCGAGTTTTTCGAGACGGTGATGCTGAACCTGGTGCTGCACGGCAACGCCTATTGCCTGATACAGCGCACCGGCAATCGCATCACCAGCCTGTTGCCGCTGATGTCGGCGCAGGTCGAAACGCGGCTGCAGCCCGATGGCAGCGTGCTGCACTACTACCTTTCCAGTGCCGGCCTGCAGGTGTTCGCGGCCGAAAGCATCTGGCACCTGAAATACCGCGGCAACGGCATCGTCGGGCTTTCCCCGCTGGCCTATGGTCGCAACCTGATCGGCGTCGCGCAATCCGCCGAACAGGCCGTCACCAACATCTACGCCAACGGCGGCAAACCGTCTGGCGTGTTGGTCCTGGACCGGCTGCTGAAGCCGGAACAGCGCGCGGAAATCCGCGCCAACTTCAGCACACTCACCACCGGCAACAACGATCGTCTGCTGGTGCTCGAGCAGGGCATGAAGTTCGAGGCCATTTCACTGTCGCCGCAAGACATCGAACTGCTGGCCTCGCGCCGTTTCCAGATCGAGGAAATCTGCCGCTGGTTCGGCGTACCTTCAGTGCTGGTGAACGACACCAGTTCCAGCACCGCATGGGGCAGCGGTATCGAGCAGATCGTGGCCGGGTTCTACAAGTTGAACGTGCGCCCGCAGCTCGAACGCATCGAGGCCAGCATCGAGGGCAACCTATGGACGCCCGCCGATGTTGTATCGCACGAGGTCGAGTTCGACTTCGACAGCCTGCTGCGCGCCGACCAGGGCAAACGGTTCGAGATTTACAAGAATGGCGTGTTGTCGGGAGTCATGACGCCGAACGAAGCGCGCGCCGAGGAAGCCATGCCCGCCAAGCCGGGCGGCGACTCGCTGCTCGCGCCAGTCAACATGCTGCCGATCGAAAAGCTCGGCCAGCAACCGCGTCCACTACCCGGAGGGTTCCCCAATGCTGGAGCGTAAGGCGCTGGCCTTCGATGCCGTGCAAGTCAAGTTCACAGGCGGCGACGGCGTGTTCGCCGGCTACGCCAGCGTGTTCAACGGCGTCGATAGCTACGGCGACACCATCCTGCCGGGCGCGTACACCGCGACCCTGCAAAATCGCGCGCGGCCCGTGCAAATGCGCTGGAACCATTACGGCCCGGTCATCGGCAAATGGACCAAGCTCGCACAGGACGATCACGGCCTCTACGTCGAGGGCGAATTGACGCCCGGCCACAGCGTCGCCAAGGATGCCTTCGCCTCGCTGAAACACGGCGCGGTCGATGGTCTGTCCATTGGCTTTCGCATCCCGGACGGCGGCAGCGAAGCAAACGGCGTCGGCCGCACGTTGAAACAAATCGACCTCGTGGAAATCAGCGTGGTCGAGCAACCCGCCGATCTCGGCGCCCGCATTGCCGGCGTCAAGGCGGCGATCGATGAAGCCGAATCCCTGAAAGAAATCGAAGCCCTGCTGCGCGATGCCGCAGGTTTCACCCGGTCGGATGCGTGCGCGCTGGTTTCGCGCATCAAGGCCGTGGCTCGCGGTGAGCGCGACGCCGAAACGAAGCAGGCTGCCGAGATGGCGGCATTGTTCCAGCGTTTCCAGTCCTGACGCCACCGCGTCAATTCAATCACCTAACCCGCCCATGTGGCGGGTTTTTCATTTCAAGAGGTTCAAAACATGTCCGATGAACTCAAGCAGGCCGTCGAGAACGGCCTGAAGGCCGTTGACGACAAGTTGACCGCCGCCATCACGAAGTACGAAGGCCAGATCGCCGACAACGGCAAGGCCAGCACCGAAGCCAAGGCCGCTGTCGCCAAGCTCGCCGAGGAGTTCAAGACCGTCTCGGCGCAGGTGCTGGAACTGGCGCAGAAAGCCGGTCCTGGCGCGCGTAGCGAACCGGAAGCCGTGACTGCCGGCGAGCAGTTCGTCAAGTCCGATGCGTTCAAGGCGTTGCTCGGCGGCCAGATGCAGAAGGCCCGCATCGAGGTCAAGGCTGCCGTCGTGTCCGACGCGGCCACCAACGTCGCCCCGTCGTACAAGCCCGGTATCGTCCCAGGTGCGTTCATCCCGCTGTCGGTGCGCGACGTGCTGCCGTCTGCCTTCGCAAGCTCGCCGCTGGTGATCGGTATCCGAGAAGCGACGTTCACCAATGCCGCGGCGGAAACCGCGCAGGGTGCGGCCAAGCCGAACACCGCGATCACGTTCGAGCAGTACAACGTGCCGATCCAGACCGTCGCACACTACATCAAGGTCTCGAACCAGCTGATGCAGGACGCCCCGGCCGTGACCAGCTACATCGACACGCGCCTGCGCTATGGCCTGGAAGCCCGCATCGATGCGCAGCTGCTCAATGGTGACGGCGTTGGCGCGAATCTCGCGGGCCTGATGAAGGCTGGCAATTACACGGCGTTCACGCCGACCGCGGGCGCCAACCTTGCCGAGTCGATCAACAAGGCCAAGTACCAGCTGTGGGCTGCCGGTTATCAGGCCGACACCGTGATCGTGAACCCGGCGGATTGGGGCGCGATGGAAACCCTGAAGTCGTCCGGTTCGGGTGAATACCTGTGGGGCGCTCCCGGCCTTGCCATCGGCATGAATCCGTTCGGCGTGCGCGTGGTCATCTCCGCGAACATGGCGGCCGGCAAGTTCCTCGTTGGCGGCTTCCGTATCGCCACGACCTTGTGGCAGCGCCAGGGCGATACGGTCGAGATGGGCTTCGAGAACGATGACTTCACGAAGAACCTGATCACGATCCGTGCCGAGTGCCGTCTGGGTCTGGAAATCAACCGTCCATCCGCGTTGCTGGGCGGCGCGTTCACCGCGTAATCGTAGCCGCAGTGGAGCCTTGGGGCGGCCTTCGGGCCGCCCCGTTTCTTTCAAAGCGGGGTGAACCATGAAAGCCAAAGCAAAAACCGACTTCCTGCATGACCAGCTTGGGTCGGTCATGGAAGGCGCCGAACTCGAAGTGACCGCCGAGCAGGCCGCGTCCATCGCGGATTGCATCGACGTGTACGAGACCAAGGTCGTCCGGCCGCAGCCGGTCGAACCCAAACCGCGCAAGGCCGACAAGTGATCGTCACGCTTGACCAGGCCAAGGCGCATCTGCGCGTGGCCGGCACCGATGAAGATGCGGCCATCACGCTGTACGTCGGCGCGGCCGAGGAGTCCGCAGCGCAGTACGTCAACCGCGCGCTGTACGCCGACCAGACGACGCTCGACGCTGCCGTTGCCGCATACGCCGCCGCCGTGACTGCCGATCCCGCGGCTGTCGCCGCGCCGCCTGCGACCGATGACGGTACTGGCATGGTCGCGACTGACGCCGTACGCGCCGCGATCCTGTTGATTGTCGGCCATTTGTACGCCAACCGCGAGAATGTGATCACCGGCATGCGCGCCGCGGCGGTGCAAGTGCCGCAAAGCTCGCAATGGCTGCTCGATCCGTATCGCATCAATCAGGGCATGTGCTGACGTGGGCATCCTTGCGGGCGAACTGCGCCAACGCATCGCGATCGAAGCGCAGGTGCAGACACAAGACCCGGTGACGGGCGACATCACGACCGCGTGGACGGCCGTCGTGGGTGCGGAAAGCCTGCCGGCGAACGTGCAGCCGATGTCCGCGCGCGAGTTCATCGCTGCGCAGCAGACGCAAGCCGCAGTCGATACCAAGATCATCATCCGCTGGCGGCAAGGCATCACCGCCGCCATGCGGGCGCGCGACCTGACTACGGGCGCGCTCTACAACATCCACGGCGTGCTGCCCGACAACATCTCTGGCCGCGAGTGGATCACGCTGGTTTGCAGTACCGGCCTCACCGATGGCCGTTGAGGTCCAGGGGCTGTCGGAACTGGCCGATGCCCTGCGCGCCTTGCCGAAGGAACTCTCCGGCCACCGCGGCGGACCGCTGGCCGTAGGTCTGCGCAAGGCCGCCAACGTCATCAAGGACGAAGCCAAGGCCAAAGCGCCGGTCAAGACTGGGCTGCTCAAGAAAAACATCATCGTCCGGCGCGATAGCAAGTTGCCACCCGGCGTCAACGAGATGTTCGAAGTTCGCGTCAAGGCGGTCAAGAAAAAGCGCGCCGACAACGTGCGCAACCGTCGCAAGCGCATCGTAGGCAACAAGTACGACGCCGAAGGCAGCGCGTTCTACTGGCGCTTCCTGGAATTTGGCACAAAGAAGATGAAGGCGCGCCCGTTCATGCGCCCCGCTTTCGAAGCGAAAAAGGAGGCGGCCTTGCAGACGTTCACCACTGAACTCGCCAAGGCCATCGACAAGGCCAACGCCAAGGTGCACGCATGATCCTGCCGCCCGTCTTTGCGCTGCTCAACGTGCCTGCGGTGACGGCCCTCGTGGGCACCAATCCCGTGCGCGTGTACCGCGCCGGCTACGCGCCGCAGGATGCACCGCTGCCGCATGTGACGTGGCAAGTCATCGCGGGATCGCCGGATGCCACGCTCGACCTGCCCGGCATGGACAACCATCGCGTGCAGGTCGATTGCTGGGCGGCCGACAGTGCCAGTTGCATCGCGCTGGCCCGTGTGGTGCGCGACGCGATGGAAAACGACGGTGAAAACGTCATGGTGTCCATAAACGGCGACGATGTGGACCCCGACACCAAGGAATACCGCTGGTCCATGGACTTTTCAATCTGGACGCCGCGCGAGTAGCGCCCAACCGTAGCAACCCGATGCCCGCGCAAGCGGGTTTTTTTATGCCCGCAGAGAGGTAACAACGATGGCCAAGGGAATCAAAACCCAGAAAACCGAACTGTATTTCGTAAACAACGATGTCGCACCGGCGCTCGTCAAGCTGGGCGCGCTGACCGACTTCTCCGGCCTTGGCGGCCAGAAGGCCGAGATCGACGCGACCAACCTCGACAGCCTCGCCAAGGAATTCTTCACCGGCCTGGAAGACCCCGGCACGTTCTCGGTGAACCTCAACCTCGACCCGTCCGATGCCGTGCATCAAGCGCTGCTCAAGGTGAAGGACGACGGCACCATCAACGACTTCGTGTTGTGCCTGTCCGACGGTTCCGCCGCGCCCACCTACTCCACCGGCACCATCACGCCGCCGACCGCGCGCACCAGCGTCCACTTCCAGGCCTCGGTGCAGCAGTTGACCGTAAGCGGTGCCGCAGACGCGATCGTCAAGGCCGCCGTGCAGTTGCGCATCACCGGCCTGCCGACCTGGACCTGGGCGGCCTGATTTTCCCCACGGTGATTCTCCCCTTGCGCCGGGCGCGGGACTCCCTGCCGCGCCCACCGTCGCGGTACCTGCTGCCCGGCGCATCTATCCAACGGTGATCCCATGAGTTTCGCAACGCAATTTGCCGACCTGATCGGCAACCCCGTCGTCGCGCGCGACGTGAAGTACCGCGGCAAGACCAAGGCGCTGTATTTCCGCGAACTGTCCGCCGGCGAAGCCGAGGATCTGTTCCTCGGCCTGGCCGATGACCCCAAGGCCTCCAAGGGCCTGCGCGCCCGCATGATCGCCGCGTGCGTGTGCGACGGCGAAGGCAACCCGGCCATGACGGTCGATGAAGCTGCCAAGCTGCCGAACGCCTTCAGTGCCGCCTTGCAGGCCATCTGCATCGATGTGAATGGCCTCAACGACGACGGGCAGGCCGCAACAAAAAACGCGCAATAGGTTCGCAGTTCATGTGGTGGGCCGTGTTCCTGCGAACCGGCCTGCCACCGCGGCAGGCGAAGCGGATGTTGACCGCGCGCGAGGCCGCGGAACTGCGGGCCTATTACCAGCGCATCCCGTTCGACGACGAAAACTCGCTGCACGCGCCGCTGGCGCAGATCGCGGCGCTGTACGCCAACGCGCACCGCAAGGAAGGCGCCGAACCGTTCCCGGTTGTCGACTTCCTGCAATACCGGCCGCGCTACGAACCCGAAACCGATCTTGACGCGCAGATTGTCGCGTTTTTCAAGGGCAAATAATGGCACTCGGCAGGCTCTCAATCATTCTCGACGCCAACGTCGCGAAGTTCGAGTCCGACATGGGCCGGGCGGCGCGGCTTGCCGACAAGAATGCGCGTGCGATGCAGCGCTCGTTCGAACACGCGGCCACCAAGATCGGCGCGGCGCTTGGCGGCGCGTTTGCGGTGGTCAAGATCGCCGGGTTCGTCAAATCCACCATCGACGCCAACGATGCGCTGGGCAAGCTTAGCCAGAAGGTCGGCGTTTCGTCTGAAACCTTGTCAGCGTTGGGCATTGAAGCCCGCAAGGCCGGCGTGGACGTGGGCGACACGCAAAAGGCCTTCGTCAAACTGGCGCAGGCCGCCACGGATAGCAGCGGCAAGGGCGCGAAAGCGCTCGCCGCAATGGGGATCAGCGCCAAACAGTTTCTGGCGCTGAAGCCCGAACAACAGTTCGACTTGGTGGCGCGCAAGTTTGCCAGCTACGAGGACGGCGCACGCAAGGCCGCGCTGGCTACCGTGCTGTTCGGCAAGACCGGTGCCGACTTGATCCCGCTGCTGAACAAGGTGGGCAGCGAAGGCCTCGACAACATCACGCAAAAGGCCATTGCGGCCGGAACCGCGGTCGGCGGGGATGCCGTGGCCGCGGCCTCCAAGTTCAACGACGCGCTGGCCGATCTCAAGGACAGACTGCAAGGCGCGGTGAGCCAGGGGTTGGCGCAGTTCACGCCGTACATCGAGCAGCTTAGCGGCCTGATCAACAAACCCGAGTTTCAAGACAACCTGAAGGCGGTCGCCAGCGGTGTCGCGCAAATCGGAGTTGAAGCGCTCAAGGCCGCCAACAATCTGATTGCGTTTACGCGCGGGTATGCCGAATTTGTCGCAAAGATGCAGAACGGCGCCGGGTCATTCGACCTGCCCGGCATGCAAAACGAGCGCGACAACATCGCGGCGGAGTTGGCGCAGCGCGCGCGTCACCCGATCGCCTCGCGCATCAACTCATTCCTCGCAGGATCAGAGAACAACGTCGTCCAGAACGCGATCGAGGGCGGCCGACCGCGCATTCAATCGATGTCCACGCAGGACTTGCAAGAACGCGCAGCGCAGCTTGACCGCGACATCCTGCACGCGCGCGTTGTAGCCAGCGCCAACCAACCGAACCCGCAGGCGGGCGATATGCGCGGCCTGTTCGTCGGGCTGGGCGGAAACCAAGCGCCCATTGTCGATACTGGCGCGGGCGCAGGGAACGCGGCAGCAAAACTCAAGGCCATCGCCGCGGCCTATGATGCGCTGGCCGCGGCCGCGCAAAAGGCCAACGAAAAGCAGTTGACGCCGAAAGACAAGGCGCTGGCCGATTACACCAATGGCGTGCGCGAGCTGGCGAAGCTTGCAGGCGACTATGTTGCCAAGGGGGGCGATGTCGCCAAGATTCAAGACCTGATCTTGCAAGGCAAGGCCGGTCTGTGGCAGCAATACACGCGCGCCGTGCAGGCCGCCGCCGCGGCCGACAAGGAATTTTCTGACGGCCTCAAGCATCAACTCGACCTGCAAAAGCAGGCGATCGACATTGAAGTCGCCAGCATCGGCATGGGTGCGAAACAGGCCGATCGGCTGCGCCAGCGCAATGCGCTCGAACAGCAGGGCGCCGATGCGATCCGGCAGTTGACGCTGGAACGCGACAAGTACCTTTCCACCGATCCGCAATACCAGGTGCTGACCCAGCACATCAAGGAACAGGCGGAAACCAACAAGAAGGCACTCCAGCAACAGGCCGACGGTTTCGGCCGTAGCGATGCTGCCATGTCCAATTGGCACAACGGATTCACGTCCGCACTGGACGATTTCAGCGACCGGATGAACAACGTCGCCCAGCAGATGAAAGATTTCACCAACCAGTTCATCGATGGGTTCGGCAATGCCTTCGTGCAGTTCGCCATGGGCACGCAAAGCGCTTCCAAGGCGTTCGGCTCGTTCGTGGATCAGATGCTGGCTAATGCCCTGCGCTGGGTAGCCGACAAGGCCATGCAAAAGCTGTTGGATTGGGCCGGCGGTTCGGGCGGCAGCTCCGGCAACTCCGGCAGTGGCTGGGGCGGCCTCGTCAGTGCCTTTGCCGGCATGTTCGGCGGCGGCAAGGCCGTGGGCGGCGCGGTCAATGCCGGCACCATGTACCAGGTCAACGAGCGCGGCCCGGAAATGCTGTCCGTGGGCGGGCGTGATTTCCTGATGATGGGCGCGCAGGGCGGCAACGTCACGCCGCACGGCCAGTACGGCGGCCAGACGATCAACGTCAACGTGCAGCCCACTTCCAGCCAGCGCACCGCCGCGCAGGTCGCGCAGGCGATCGCGCGCAGTCAACAGCTTGCCATGGCCCGCGCATGATCACCGCAGACGGCATCACCCCGGCGTTCGGGTTCCAGTGCGGGCCGACGTTCCGCACCCAGATCGTCACGCTCAAGAACGGCCGCGAGCGTCGCAATGCGGACTGGTCGCAAGCCAAGCACAAGGCCGTGGCGCAATTCAACGCCATGACGCAAGCGCAGTTCCTTTACCTCAAGGACCTGTGCCTGTCCTGCCGCGGCATGGCGAATGCCTTCCTGTTCCGCGACTGGACCGACTATCAGGCCGTCGATGCGCAGTTCGGCGTCGGCGACGGCACGACGAAAACGTTCCAGCTTTCCAAGACGTCAAGCCTTCCGGGCGGCACGCCCTACATCCGCACCATCCGCGCGCCGGATGCCGGCGTGGTCGTGAAGGTGGGCGGCGTGGTCACGGCGGCGTCGGTGTCATCGGCGGACGGTTCCGTGGTATTCACCACGGCGCCCGCAAGCGGCGCGGCGCTCACCTGGACGGGCAATTACCACCTCGTGATGCGGTTCGATTCCGACGACCTGCTTGCTACCATCGTGGACCGATCGCAAGGCCAGTTCATCCTTTCCGGCACCGTGAATCTGCTGGAGAGCTTCGAGGACGCGATCTAGAGGCCAAACTGATTCCGGCAGGCAGTGCGTGCCCGCGTGCGCACTTCGGCCGGCGGCGTGCCCATCGGCGTCATGTATGCGAAGGCTGGTGCGCCGGAAATGTACCGCACATAAAACGCCTTGTCGTCGCGCTCCATGTGCGACCGTTGCGACGTGCGAGCGATGTCATTTTGCAGCCCGGCCTGGGCGTCGGCGTAGGCGATGCCCTTGTCGCGCGCGCCGGCCATGATTCCAGCCTCTTCGGCGTAGGTGTCGCACATGGCGGCCAGCGCCGCATCGTTGCGCAGCAGCCCGCCCGCGATCGCCGCTGGGCAAACCAGCGCCAGCAACACGAATCCTATCGCTTTCATCTCCCCACCTCCTGACAGCCTTATACCATGCCGCGATACATCCCGCCACTGCTCGCCGCCGACCTGAAAGCCGGCGTGACGACGCTGTGCTACCTGCTTAAGGTATCGCCCAAGCTGGCCGCGACCTTCGGCATGACCACGCTGGATGTGGATGTGGCCTACGACGACGGCAACGGCGCGGTCACATACCAGGCCGCGAACGGCTACGACGCCTTCGATGTGGACGCGAAGAACGACCTAACGGTCAACAACTCGCAGGCGGATGCGCTGATGGCACCGGTCTACAACGTAGGCATGACCGCCGATGGTGTGACACGCGGCGACTACGACAACGCCGATTTCGTGGTGTACCTGGTCAACTATGCCGCGCTCGGCCACGGCGCGGTCATCATCCAATCGGGCCGCATCGGGCAGGTGACGATGGTGAACGATGCGTTGTGCCAGATCGAGCTGCGCAGCCTTACCGACATCCTGAAACAGAACAACCTGATTGGGCTGACCAGCATTACCGATCGCGCCATGCTGGGTGATGATCACAACAAGCTGCCACTGCATTGGTATCCATCCAGCGTTGCCACAGTCGGCGCCGAGCCTGACCGCATATTCACATGTGCGACGGCGCCCGGCAGCAGCGACGCGCCGGGCGGATCAACCGGCGCGGTTTCAGGCGTGCCACTCGGGCAAGGTGACGGCACCCATACGACCGCGCAGCTCAAGGACGCCGCCGGCAACCTCATCACCAGCGGGTTCGCTGTCACCGCGGTCAAGGTGAACGGCACCGCGCTTGCCGGAACCGATTACAGCATCAGCGGAACCGGCTTGATCACCTTCACCACGGCGCCGGCCAGCGGTGCGCAGTTGACATGGGATGGCACGCTCACCCTGCGGCCCGATGGATACTTTGCGCCCGGCGTCGTGCATTGGGATTCCGGCCAGCACATCGGCATGGAGCGTGAAGTGGAAGCCTACGACGCCGCGACCGGCACCGTGACGCTCGCTATCCCTTGCCCGTTTGCGATCCAGCCCGGCGATACCTTCCGCATCCGCCGCGACTATGACCAGTCGTGGGCGATGGCAACGGATGAACTTGCCAACGGCAACAACTTCCGCGGCGAGCCGTACCTGCCGCGCGGCAATGCTTCCGACATCCAAGCGCCGACCCCGAAATGAGAGCCATCGGCGCGCCCTTCACCGCAGACGAAACCGCGGCCTTCGTCGCGCGCGCGCGTTCGTTCGTGGGCGTGCGCTGGCGGCATCAAGGGCGCGATCGCCGCGGCCTCGACTGCGGCGGGCTGCTGGTCGCGTGCATGCGCGAGATCGGCCGTGATGTGTACGACCCGACTGGTTACGGGCGCCTGCCATATCGCAACAGCCTGGAAAACACCGTGCGCGAAAACATGGGCGATCCGGTGGATGCGTCCACGCTGCGTTACGGCGACATCGCTGTGTTCGAGTGGGGCAACGCCGCGCCCAACCACGTCGGCATCATCGGTGATTACGTGTACGGCGGCCTTTCGCTGATTCATGCCTTCGCGCCCAACGGCCAAGTGATCGAAACGCGACTGGATGACGACATGCGCGCAAAACTGGTCGAGGTGTTCCGGCCATGATGGGAGTGAAATAACATGTCTGGCCAGCAAATCGGAACCGTCGTCGGCGGTGCGATCGGCGCCGTAGTCGGCGGCTTTGCCGGCGCGCAGGTCGGCATGGCGATCGGTGGAATGATCGGCGGCATCGTCGATCCAACCAAGACGTACGGCCCGCACATCGGCGACGGTCAGGCGCAGAGCGCCACCGACGGCTCGCCCATAGCGTGGATCATGGGCACCATGTGGACGGCCGGCACCATCGTGGACGTGGGCCAGCGCCGCGAGGTCAAGGTCAAGGACAAGTCGCAGGGCAAGGGCGGCGGCCCGCAGTCCTATCACTACGAGGCGCACCAGTCTTTCGCCATCCTCGTGTGCGAATCCGACGCGCTCAAGGGCAGCGCCATCAGCAGCGTGCTGATGGTCGAGCAGGACGGGAAGATCGTCTATGACGTGCGCCCCGGCTCGACGATGATGGCCGATTCCAACAAGTGGGCGGCCAACGTCAAGTTCTACTATGGCGACGAAGCGCAGCTTCCACCGACGGAACTTGAAGCCATCCACGGCGCCGGCAACAGCCCGGCCTACCGCGGAGTGCTTATGGCGACGTTCAACGACTTCAACCTGACCAGCGCGGGTGACCGCATCCCGACGTTCCGGTTTTTGGTGTCCGTGGTCCAACCCGTGTTCGATCCCGCGCCAGCCGTGGATGTTACCAACACGCCATTTTGGCCAGCAAAAGATCAGTCTGCCTATACGGGTGGGTTCCAGGATTATGCGGTGCCGGCCGGCACTGCGGCATTGTCTGTGCCAATGATCGACCCGTGGGCCGCGCGGCGCTTCGTCATCACAGCGTACTTCGCGGGCGAAACCAACCCCATGACCACAGGCGCATGGGATGAAGGTGATAATGGCGCGACCTCTGCCAATGCACTGATGGCGCACGTGACAGGCCGAGTCGTGTACGATTCCGGTTGGTTTGGTGCGTTTCAACCCAACGGCATTGTGCTTGGCCCTCAAAACCCGAATACATTCATCAAGCCTACCCAGTCCATCATCGGGTTCCGATTTTACAACCTAGGATATTATGGTGGTTATAATGCCTATTCAGCTTCATATCATGTAGGTTCCGTCTCGACCTTCACGTCACACCAAGGGGCTTCCATAAGGTTGAGCCAGGCTGTTGCCGCTATCGCATCGCGCGGCGGCCTTGCCTCGCAATACGTGGATGCGGCCCAGATGGCTACGGTCACTGTAGATGGCTACGCAATTTCCAAGCAGATGAACGCCGTTTCTGCGCTCGGCCCGCTGCTTGGCGCGCATTTCGCCTACGGCAGCGAGTACGACGGGCAAATCCATTTCGACCTGTACGGCAAGGATGCCGTGATGACGATCGACGAGGATGACCTGTTAGAGGCGAACGATGCCAACGGCAACGCCGTCACCGCAAACCTGCGCAACAACGCCACCGAGTTTCCGCGGCGCATCGTCGGGCAGTATTACGACCCGGCGCAGAACTATATGCCGGTCACCGTGATGCAGACGCGCCGCGCTGCGGGCATTACCGCGACCGGCGATCGTGCCTTCGACATCCCCGTCGTCATGCCGGCCGACAAGGCGCAGCAGACGGTGGACAAGGCGCTGAAGGTTGCCTACGCGCAGCTGGAGGGCACGCTGGAATTCTCCGTGCCGTTCGCTGGCACCAACAACTTATACATCTCGCTGGTCGCGGGTGACCCGGTGATCTTCCGCGGCAAACGCTGGATCGTCACCGAATCCATCCTTTCGGCTGGCTACATCAAGCTCACTCTGCAATACGACCGCCAGAGCGCCTACACCAGTGACGTGCAGGCTATCCCTGGCCTCGATCCGACGCCGCCGCAATCGCGCTACAGCGGCCCGACCACGCTGATCGCGATGAACCTGCCGCAGTTGCAGACCGCCGATACGTATGGGCTGTATCTCGCGGCCGGCCCGGTGGACGCTACGACGCAAAACTGGCGCGGCTGCGACGTGCAGATGTCGCTGGATTCGGGCGCGACGTGGCAAAGCATGACGCAGATCGGCGTCGATTCCACGATGGGCGCGGTGGTATCCGATGCCGGCACCACGCTTAACGTACAGGTCAATGACGACCTCGTGAGCGTGGGTTCCGCACAGCTCGACGCGCGCCAAAACGCCGCAGCCCTGCTGCACGGAACGGCTGCCGAAGTGCTGCAATTTGGCACCGCGACCGAAGACACGGTAACCGCGCACCTGTACGCGCTGACCGGACTGCGCCGCGCGCAGCTTGGCACTACGCAGATCAGCGGCGCCGCGGGTGACAAGTTCGTGATGCTGGATAACGTCACGCTGCTTCCGATCGACCTGGCCTTTGCCGGCAAGACCATCCAGTTGCGCGGCGTGGGGTTCGGCGAGGACGCCGACAGCGCGACAGTGATCAGCATCGTTTATGCGCCAAATACTGCCGTCATCATCAGCGGCGGCGCGCCGGGTGATGGCCTGCCCACACCAGGAGGCGCGTGATGGCACAGGTCATCAACGCGCGCTGGCAGATGCGCAGCGGCACAACCGCGCAATGGGCCGCGAACGATGAAGTGATAGGCGCCGGCGAAGTCGTCGAGGAGGTCACGACGTCCGGGCGCAGGCTATGGAAAGTCGGCGACGGCAGCAAGAAGTTCAGCCAGCTCCTGTACCGGATCAGCACGCCGATGGATTCCACGGCGCCGACTGACGGCCAGGCCGTGGTGTGGGATGCCGCCAACGGTCGCGCGAAGTGGGGCGACGTGGCCGCTACCGGCGGCGTGCAGCAAGTCGTCGCCGGAAGTGGCGTCGCCGTGGACGCGACGGACCCGACGAAGCCCGTCGTGTCCAGTACCCTCGGCAGCATCGCGCTGTCAGGTCGCGTGGCGACGTATTCCGCGCTGCCGACCGGGCTTGGCAGTGGCGATGCCGGCAAAGCCTATCTGTGCGATGCCGATGGTTTGGTTTACGTGTGGGGCGGGAGCGCGTGGCCGGCGAATGGCGCTGGGATCCGCCTAGGATTCGTCCAGAATCGCGCGGTCGCACAATCCGCGCTCGCGACGATCGCGTTTCCGCCTGGCTCACACGGCGCCTACTTCGACTTTTCAGACCCCAAATCGCTGCGCAATGCTGCCGGCTCGGCTCTGGGTACGCTGGACGACATTTACGGCATCGTCTCCTGCGCGGGGGATGCTGTCACGTTGTCCAGCGACGTCGCGCTGTCATCGGGAGTCGAGCCGATGACGAGCCGGCAGTGGTGTGGCCTCGCTGGCACCTCGCTGCGCGGCACACTGCCGTACTTCAGCGGCGTGTTCGATGGCAACTTGGACAAGAGCATCGTGGCGCGCGTGCTTGACTATTCGACGGCAGGCATCACCCCGATGATGGTGCTGGGGCGAATGGCAACCAAGGCGTGCTTCGCGATCGGGAATTCGCTGACGGGTAACGCCCTCAACTGCTTCCAGTATGGGGCGGATGTCACGGTGACTCCTGCGCGCACCAAGATCGCCCATGTATTTGCTGGCACCAAGGCCGGCAATGTGCTGGCGCTCTACGCAGACGGCGCGCTGCTCAATACCGCCACGGTCGCCGCTGCCAATGTCACGGTCAACAATCTGTCGGTCGGTGTCGGGTATGTCGGCGATCAGACGGTGCCAGGTACGCTGCGCATGCTCGGGGCGCTGATCGTCAACCGGTGCCTCACGGCCACGGAGATCGCCAACATCGGAGCACTTATGTGACGTGCGCGCAGCGCCGCGCGCAAAACCTGCCGCAGCCAGATCAGGTCATTGCCGGCCGTCGCCGGCCCCGCGCCCCATGTTCACCTTGTCGAAAATCCACCCTTTCAGCGGATTATTCGCACCCTGCTCGCGCTGCTTGATAGCAGCTTCGATAGCCTCGAACACTTCGAGCGGAGCGCGTAAATCCAGTTCGTTCAATTTGGCTGGAACGCTGTCAAGTGTCATGGTCATTTCGGCTGCTCCGGCGGCAGAAATTCAACCCGCATCCCGTCTTTAATCCATTGCTGCCATGCATGTTCTAACGCTGCCAGCCGCAGCAGTTCGGCGCGGATGATGTCAACCGATTCCTGCAAGTCGTGATTGCACTGCGGGTCTTTCAACCCACGCGATGTATAGGCCGAGTGACATGTGCACACCGCTTCGCCGTCGAATACTTGCAACGCATCCCGCACTTCCGGTCGCAGCTTGTCGAGTTCGTTCATGTCTGATAACCCTGTCGGATAACACATTTCAGCGGGTGGATTTGGCGTAGTGATGCGGTTTCGGTGCTGGGATATGCGGATGCGCTACACCCCACATCCGGGGTGTAGCGCTAGTTAGGCATCAAGCAAGCATCATCTAAATCCGGAGGTCGCGTGCAGCCAAATAGAGAACTGATTACTATCACGGACAACGAGGCCCTCATCAAGCGGCTGTTGGAAGAGTTAGTTCTGTTTCCGAGAGTCAAAGCCATCGATTGGTCGAAAATCACGAAACAAACACCAAACATGAAGGTCGGTTATCCCGGGCAGCACCTCGCATCACTTATAACAGGAGTCGAGGGGTCACGGACCGGCGCTCGTGGAGACGACCTAAGGGATGGGTCGGAGGTCAAGTCTTGTAGTCGCGTCGATCAACTTGACAGCTGCAAGGACTGTAATCACCGGGTCCTTCGGATTGAGGATAGATGCCCAGCCTGCGGTTCCGCGAACCTCAAACGAATGGACGATAGTAAGTGGCTATTCGCCATAAAGTCAGAGGAAGAACTAGAGCTGTTAACTCAGCAGATAGATCGCGTCTTCCTGACGATCGCAGATTATCCGAACTTCGCAAACAATGAGTTCGATACATTAAGGTTTCAAGCTTTCGAGCTTTGGAACCGGTGTGACCGTCACCGCCATTTCGCCACGTTGATGGGCAATTATTACAGAAAGATATTTCTAGCCCACATTCAAAAAAATCCAAACAAAACACCGGCGCCTAAGAACTTTTGGCCGTATAGCTACCAGTTCTACCTCTGCAATCCTGTTAAAGTCTTCCAGGCGACCGTGATTCACGCGAACAGCGAGCCAGAGATCACCATCGATCACTATGTGCGACCTGACGTTGACCGCTCTACCCTGACGCCTGACCCAATGCCGTCAAACTTGCTTACCATTGAAGAGCTACGAGCGCTGTCTGCGCCTCAAAATGCGCACATCATGGGCCCATTAATACCGCAAGGCCATTCCTTTGCCGATTTGCAGGACTTAGTGGTAGGTGACAGACTCAATAAGAGAGCGCTATCTAAGGTGTTACCGTATCTCGATGAAGCTGCACGCGGTCTGATAGCACTTCGTGACACAGATAAAATAGCTGAATCGAAAGCTCAATATCGCAGGCGTTAGCATAGGCTCGTCATCCTGCCGTCGACACTGGCGCCTCATTGAGGATCGAATATTGCTGCATCAAAAGTGAGTTCAGTGCCTCACTCAGTTCAGCTTGCTTCTTGAGCAAACTTGCCACTGTCGAGTACTTTCCATTGCTCTTGAATATTTCATCGGGAACTGGGAGCTGGCCAATGTCCGCAGCGTGCAAGTGCGCCGTTTGGCCTCGCACCATCTGCTGGATCGTCTCGATGGTTGAGTTCTGTCTTAGATAAGAGAGTAGCGAGAACGGTGAAACCATCTTTTGGTTAGGCCTAATGAGCATTACCTCACCGACAAAGGATACCGCTTCAGACATGACAAATTTTGGTACGCCACAAAAAACGTCGCTCTTCTTTGCAATGTATGAAGAGTTGTGCGCAGACGAAGTTAACAGGATGTCGCCCTCGCGTAGGATTAAGGGTTTCTTAGACCGAACTCTTCTTGCCATTTCCTGAGAGTCCACGAAGTTGCGGTCACGAGGATCCCAGCTAAGCCCCATACCTGTCAGATTGCCAACTTTTATAAGAAATGCCCCAGACTCCGAATAGTTTGACCGAGCCGGTGTCTTGCCAGTTCCGATATATTCGCACACGTCGGCAAGGCGGAGCCCACATTTCTTACTCGCTGCATCGACAAAAATTCCATCGAGTTGCTGAAATGTCTCGTACTTTGCCTTGAATTTGCGGATATGAATCCCCCTGCTGGCCTTGCCAGTTTGCTCAGCTAGTTTCATTCGCTCTGGTAATTTGGGAAGCTCGTTACCATTCCGTTCCCTCCCCGTAGCGTCGTAGCCGACGTTGTGCACACTTCCCAAAATCAGCGTGGTCGGCTCGTTCGCCTCGCGACTTACCTTGTATTTCCTTATGAATAGTACAACTGTAGTGGTTTGGGTACCTGCGGTCGAGAAGGTCTCTGACGGTAGGGTAATAATTGAACGTATGTAACCCAGTGCCCCTAGTGCTGCGCGTGCAGTTCTGAGCCGATTGTTCGTAGCTATGCTTCTAGGAATTACGATTCCTAGGTCACCGCCGGGCTTAAGTAGTTGCAGGCACCGCTCTATAAATATAACTTCGCTGGATTGCTTTCTAACTAGGTAGCCTTCCTCATCCCTAAAGGTTGCGTACTCTTTTTCCTTATAGTCTCTAGAATCTAGGTGCATCCCGTATGGAGGGTTTGTCAAGACGAGATCGAACCTTTCTTCAAAGGGTGCTGCCTTTAGCGAGTCCCCTAGGTGTTTGTGGAAGACAATGTTCACCGTGTCGCCAAGATTTAGATCGGCAAGCAATAACATGCGTGGATTTTTATCGGAGCCGTGAACTACAACCTTTCCGTTCCCGGAATGATGCTTCGCAACCTCAATAAGAAATGTTCCCGAGCCGCAGGCCGGGTCAAGGATTGATTTGTGCTGGCGAGGGTCGATGTATTCAACAATAGCTTTAACTACGTCCTCTGGAGTCAGAAAGATCCCAAGGCCCTTTCGTAGGTCGGCGGAGAGAAACTCACGCAGTGCGTGACTGCGGATATCGAGGTCAAGGTTAGAAAGCTTAACGGGGCTTAGGAGCTTATGAATATCACCGAGACATTCGTCCGACAGGTGTATGGCTTGATCGCGCCATATCTCAGCGGACCATGAATTGGCCTTGCCTAGATATGTTGCAAACAATTTTCGGATCTTTGCCACAGAGATAGTGGCTTCAGCGTTTTCCTGAGAAGCATCATGTTTTTGCCTAAAGTATAGGTACTTAAGGAGCTCGTCGAACGCCTCCTGTGGTTGGAGACCGTCAACGTCGCGCATGATGTTGTGTGCTTCCCTGTATAGCTGGGCCAGTGTGCGAGCAGTCGGCATTTGCGAGCCCTCCGAGTAGATTGCCCGCTAGTATGAACCAGTTCGAACATATGTCAAGGAACGAGTTCGTAGCGAGTGACTCTTGATGCCTAACAAGTCAATGCAGCGGACGCAAACCCGCTACGCGGGTCCGCGCCGCTGATTTCCGGCGTTAGAGCTATGGATGCGAACGTGCGCGAGGAGTTCGAAAGAAGTTACTGGATGCTCACGGAAGACAGCCTGTTGTTGCTGGAAGCATCGGAAGCTGAGGCAGATAGTGACCTTACTAATTCTCTTGCCCGTGCGTCCGTTCAATGCGCGCTCGTACTGCCCGAAGTTGTCGCAAACTGCTGCATCGACGATTTGGCGCTCCCAGCTCAAACGTACAAAGAAGTTGACAGGCTGTCGGTCATTGCAAAGCTCGATTTCTACCTGCGTGCGAAGTTCAGAGCCAAGTCACTAGATCGTGGCAACGTCAACGTACAAGCGCTCGGCGAGTTAAAGAAGCTCCGAGATAGTTATGTTCATCCGAAACATAGACGAGTAGCATGGGTAGGGCCAGAGGACGGCATTCAGTCTGCCGTTCGTGAAGTTACGCAACACCTCGGCATCGCCACAAATCCGCGTGACTGGTGGCGTGAGGATGCCATTATTGCAAACCGAGCAGCACATGCGTTCTTCAAGTACTATTTTGTAATGTGTTGCCGTTACAACAAGAGCCGGGTTGCAAGCATCCTCTCTAGCGATGCAAAAGTCCCAGAGCCAGGAAACTTCTACACTCCGATACTGCGAGAATCCATAAAGATTCATCTGGGTCGGTGGGGCATAGATTTGAGCTACATAAAGTGCCAATAGCTCTAACTATTCGGTCAACCGGACGCAAACCCGCTGCGCGGGTTCGCGCCGGTTACCTCAAGCGTTAGCTGGCGTCAGATACGTCCAGCATTCCTGGGCGTTCGGCGCCCATGTCTATCCCGATTTCTCGCGCCGTATCGAGCAACGCGGCCTCGATGTGGTGCGCGTCGCCTTCCGGGCCATTTACTGGCCCCACGTGTTTGAATGGCGTCGCTGGCAGTCCTGCCATGCTGCGAGCCTTCTTTATCGCGTAGCGCAGGTGCAAAGCCACCCCCCGCAGCGCGCGCTGGTCAATGGTGAATTGTTGTGTGGGTGCGTGGTATTGCATATCTATCTCCGTTGCTGGCACGCCAGCTAACTCTGCGTCCGAGCGGACCGCTACCGCGGCCGCTCAACTTGGTTGTTAGCCACCTTCGGGTATGGCTGCTGTTTATATCGCAATGCTGCCAGCAATTCCGCCCTCCGGCGACCTTTAGCGTTAATAAAAACATACCTGTGCTTACGTGGCCTTTCCTGCAAGCTGAATCGGTCGCCGTACTTCTCGCGTATCTCTGCCGCAGTGTACTTGTCAGCGAGGGTCTGACAGTGCTTATCCATGCCCTCAATCGTCCAGTTCGTGCGCTTCGCGGAAAGCCCGGTGTAAATCCAGTTCGTCGCTTGGTACACAATGCCTAGATGCCCTTGCTGTATCTCGGCAAACGAAACCACAATTTCCTTTCCCGCTTTACCTACTGTACGCCCGATCAGGAAACTTTCCCCGTTGCGCGGCACAGCGTCACAAACCCAAAGCCGGGTAAGCTCGACTACATTGCTTGCGTTTTCAGCCCCTGCAATCCCCCTCCGTAGCGGTGCGCTGCTCGGAGTTCCGTAGCACACAACACCTTTCAACTCTTCGCCCAAAAACAAACCAAACGCCACGCTGCAAGGCGCTTTCCGGTGTAAGTAATGCTCCCGCACTACTAGTTCCATCGCGGTGCGGTAGTCAATCTGGTGTATTGTGTAATTCTCAAGTGCCATTGGCGCTCCGTAGTTCGTGGGCTAACCACGCGCTCCACTCGGACTGCCTCCGGCAGCCGGTGAGCTAAGTTCGTTAGGCCGCAAAGATGCGCTTCACGGCTTGCTTCGCCCTCCAAACCCGGTTGCGCACCCATTGGCCGTGCCGGTTTACCGTGAGCACGGTTCGCCTGCGAGCCGATTTGTAGGTCGGCGGCCACAGCACATTGATTTCATAGTTCATGGGGTTCAGCCACACGCGCAGCGGTATGGTGTGTCGTGGCACGTCGCGCCAGTACATCCACACCCACACCAAGCGGCTTCCAAAAACTTTGTGTTCAGGGCAGTGCATAGTTCTATCTCCGTTGCTGCCTAACTCTGCGTCCAACCGGAACTTCACCCGCTGCGCGGGTTCGTCCGGTTAACTTGGGCGTTACTCAGAACGGAATGTCCGAGTCCTCAAAGCCATCACGCTCCGGCTGCGGACACCCCTTGACCGGAGCGCGCGACGGCTGTTCGGCATCGCGCTTGTACGTGTCCACGGCCGCGTAATACTTGCCGCCTTGGCTGCGCTTGATCACGATTCGCACCTTGTCGCCATCCCTGTTGAGCCATGACCGCAGTGCGGCAATGTCAATCTCGCCGTTCGCGATGATGTAATCCGGCGCGCGTTCGTTCGGCGCGTAAATCCGCAGACCTTCCACGAATTCGGTGTTGCCGTTCATGCTGCCTCCCGCTTCTGATTCGAGACCCTCTTCAACGCGGTGCGCGTCTTGCTCGGGAGCAGTCCCCACACAGCCGCCTTCATTTCCGTGGACCATCCGCGCGCCTCGATGTAGTCATGCGCGCCAGTCCAGTCTTCGCTTTCGGCGTATTCGCCGATGATGGTCGCCGCCTGTTGCGCCTCACTGCGCTGTGATTCATCCAGTGATTCCCATACGCCGTCCATCGGTTGGCCGCTACGCGATCCCTGCACTACGGTCGCAACCGTCCCGGCCTGCGCCATTTCATCGCCCGTATAAAGCCCTGACAATTCGGCAGGGAACGCGCGGCGCAATGCCAGTGCTTCGGCGACCTTGGCAATCATCAATTCCGGCATCTTCGACCACAGTCCGGACGGATTGCCTTCCTTGTTCGTCGGCATGTAGCTATCCAGCCGCGCGACTGCATACAGCGGTTCCTTGAAGTCCGACCGCATCACGCCCACCTTTGCGGCCTTTGGCATCACGGAATCCAGCCAGCAATCCGTCCAGGTCTTGCCATCATCCGTCCACCACGGGCCAAGTTGCCCGGCGTAGCGCCCAGAACGTTCCGCGATCAACCGGAATCCGTCGATACTGACCTGAATCGACATGACCTCACGGCGCTCGCGCGAATCCCATCGTTTGACGGCGTAAATTTGCCGCGCGAATGGGTCAAGGCCAGTGCGCTGGCACTGTTGCACGAACAATTGCAATTCGTTGTCGGTTGATCCTTTGCAGATTGTCGTTTTGATCAATTCTACTTGTTCGCGCGAATAGACGATTGCGTGTTGAGAGACCGTTGCAATTTCGTTGCTCATTTCCTCTCCTCCGAAAGGTCGCCGGTAGCCTGCACCCCGACCGGCGCGGTGAAAGGGGATGCGTCGGCGGGAGTACCGACGCGCGCGGCAGGATCGCGCTTGGGAAGGGAGCCAGTCCGCGCCGCCGCCACTACGGGAGGGGGTTTCGTTGCGCTGTTGCGGCGCAGACTGGCATGGAGAGTGCCCGATTCCTGCGCACGCTCGGGCGACGTGTGTACCGCGCCGGCAGGAGTACCGGCGTGCAGGGGTTGGGGGACGGTGATAGGGCGCTTGCGGACCCGCTCTACGCGGCGCAGGTAGGCCACAGATTCGGAATAACTCAACGGCTCGGGCACGCGACCGCCGCGAGTGCGCAGGGACTGCACGCGGGCGATCACGCCGCCCTCGTGGGCCAGCGGCGATGCCGTGATGCGTTCGGCCTTGTGTCCGCCGAGCCAGCCATATTGAATGGGGCGGTACGGCGGCGGCTCGGGCTGCGGGCACGACTCGACTACGCGGAGCTTGCGGGCGCTCATGCTGCCTCCGTGAGGCTCGATTCGCGCGTGGCGTTCGCCACAATCAACGAGAGCAGCGCGTTTTGCAGTTGCCGCGTGCAATCCGCGAAGCCAGTCATGGCGTGCATGGCTTCTTCGAGATACCCACAAAGGAACTCGTCGCGTCCGAGCATCGCGATCTTGGTAGAAAACCACACGTCCCTGGTGTCCATGCACGTCAAGGCGAGCGTTTCGTCTGGAAGGTCGCGGGTGAAATGCACGCGCTCGCGCGGGATCGGGTCAACACCTACGCGCTCGCACAGCGATTCACCGGAGCGAATCAGCGCGGTGTGCCGAGCATCCATCGCGATCGGTTCCCACCGTCCGCGCCCTGCGGCGCGCAAATAGGCGTGCAGAGCTTCGAGTAGCGCCGGGTGCTTGACGAACTTGGGGCGATCGGCGAGAAACGAAATCAGCGGCTCCGATAGGCTTTTCCCAAGCTGCCATTTGCTGATGTTCTCAACCCAAAAATCACCGGATTCATGTTGCGCCATCACCGAAAGCATGAACGGCTCGCTGAACTTCGCGGCCGTCCGGAACGCCCATGTCAATTCTGTCTGCACCGTGGACATATCCAGAAGGCGATCTTCGGAAAGCGTTCCGTTACTCACGTCAACCGTGACCGGCGCGATGCACGGAAACGAACCGGCGCGGATGCCCTTGAAGTAGTAGTGCTGACTCGGGCGTCCGTAAACCGTCGCGCCCAGCGTTGATTCCAGCAGCGGCGCGTCCTTGGCAATGAACACGTGTTCGCTGCGCTCTGAATCCTCAACCTCGCGGCAGCACACTTGAATGACCGTGCGCGCAGAGCGTGCGTCTGTGCGCTCACGCACCCAGCTTCCGCCCTCGTCCAGGGTGTTGCTCGCGAGTTCACGGAACAATTGCCACGGTTCCCAATGCTTGCCAAGCTCCGTCGTGAATCCGCACGGCACGCCGTTGTGGTGCACGATTCGGAAGTCGCGTCCGCGGATGTTGGAATCCTTGGTCGTGAATGCGTGGCGCTCGCCGTCGATGTAGGCCGAAATCGAGCCGCCCAAACGCAGCACGCCAGCGATGGCGTACTTGAGGCCGGTGCCGAACTTGCCGATGGCATCATCGCCCTTGACGGAAACCCCCATCGTGGTCGCGGCCTCAATCGGCAATGCGGTGTCAGTGAGAAAAGAAATCATGGCGTCCCCTCCGTCATGGCCCGGAGCGCGCGCTCGGCTTCCTCGGCGCGGCGTTCGGTCAGAGTTTCGCGTTCGATGACTTCCTCGATCGCGTCTTTTGAGAAATCGGTCGCGGCCTCGATCACCGCATCGCGCAGCCGCTGTATCAGCACGCGGCCCGTGTGCGCTTCGTCGCCGTCCATCGCTGCGAAGATCACGTCGTTTTCTGGAGCGCCGTACAGGTCATGCAATGCCGCCGCCCACTTTTCGGGGCTGCGCAGGGCGATTTCTCGCGCCTGCCGGACGTAGGTCTGCACACTGTCGGCGCCGTGTACTGCAATCGTCAGTTGGCACATGGTCAGCCCATCAATGGTTTCAGGTAGGCGCGCAGCGTGCGCGCGTCATGCGTCCCGGCTTTCCCGTCCCGGCGACGTGCCAGCAACCGCAGCACGTTCGTTCGGCGAACCTGGGCACGCCACTCGTAGCGGTAGGAATCGAAATAGCCGTCCGGACGGATAGACTTATCGGCCTTATGCCGCGGATCGCAGGACAGTGCCGCTTGCAGTTCGCGATTCACGGAGTTTTCCCGGATCGACTTGCTGCCATAGCTCGACCGACCGTCGTCCGATGCTTCCATGGCGCATGCCCGTTTTGCTTCGTATACGCGACGGCGTGCTGCGCGATATTCAGCGCGGTTCACAGCAGCCACCCTTGCGCGCTTGCCAGAAACAGGCCGATGGCCGTAGCGCCGAGCAGCAGCAGGAACCACCCGCGTTCGACGATGGGCGTGTATTGGTTTCGGCGGCGGCTCGGCGTGCGCGCGTTCGGGCGCGTGCCGTCGAGATGGCGGAAGGCGTGATGCGCGCGCGACCAGTCCGGCGCTTTGCCGGGCGTGTAGTGTTCTCGGTTCATGCGGCCGCCTTTCGGAACGCTTCCTCCGACCACCACGCGGCGCGCGTTTGCCATTCATCCGCTGCTGGTGCGTTTCCGATGCGGCGCATCAAGTCCGCCCATGCCAGGGCGTTTTCACACATGCGCCCGCACTGCGCGATGGCCTTGCGTGCCTGGCGCTGTTCCCGAGTCATGCCCATTGCCGTTCTCCCGTTAGTCCGCGTTTGCGGCTTGGGGGTAATACTAGCGTCGCTATTTACCGAAGTCAATAGCTATGGTAAATACAAAGCGAAAATTTTTTGACCTGAATCATGGCTCATTGGCATGAATCATGCAAGACTTGTGAAAGATTGGTGAAAGGATGCGAGGGCGGAATGACGGTAGATTTGCACGCGATCATGGCGGCCCTGACCGCCGGGTTGCAGGCGGTGCGCGCGGCCGAGCGCGCGGTGTATGAGCCTACGGCTCGCCGGCCGCGTCCAAGGCTTTCAGTAGTTCGCGGATCAAGTCAGAGTGCGCAAGATCGGCCGGCAAGTGATCGCGCATCGCCCGCGCTATATCTCGTGCCTCCGCCGGGCGATGCTTGATCGTGACGGCCGTGACGGTCGCCACCACGTAGCGCAACGAATCCACGGCATCCCGTAACGCCAGGATCATGGCGTGATCGGGTGTTGTCGTGCCCATGCTCGCATCTCCCCGTTTGAGCGCAAGGTTCCCGTGCACCGAAGCCTCGGCTTCCCTGTAGCCGCGGCTTATCGTTCCTGGATCATCGATGCCCAGATATTTCGCGGCCGCAACGGCGTATTTCCCCGGCATCGGGCGATGACCCTTGCGCCACTGTGAAACTGCCGTCGTCTCAGCGCCTACCGCGTCCGCAAAGCGCCGCGCCGATCTCCCCGACTGTGCGATGGCGTTATCGAGCGCGGTGGATTCGGGCGTCACGATCTTCTTGGGCATAGAGCAATGCTAACGGACAAGTGGCGCGGGGTTAATGCGCGAAGCTATTGACATGGGGTAAATAGCATCGTTACAATGGCCGCGCATGGACAACAGCACCGCAATTTCAGATGCAGTTCATGAGGCCGGTAGCCAAGCCCGCCTCGCTGACGCGCTTGGCGTGCATGTGAGCCTTGTTTCGCAGTGGTGTACGCGCCGGCGTCCAGTTGCGGCGCATCACTGCATTCCTATTGAGCGGGCGACGCGCGGGCGCGTGACGCGCTACGCGCTGCGGCCTGACGTTTTTGGTCAGCGGCCATGACCGGCTTTGTTTTCCAGCGGCACCGATAACCACCGCGCAAACCGCATGGATGCGCGGTTTGCTTTTTTGCACGGACGCTCAACAGCAACACGGCACAGGGGCCGACATGAGCGATGAAAGGGGCGAAATGAGCGCACGCACCGAATCGACGTGGATCAAGTTCACGCCGGAAACCCATGCGCGGCTTTCGATGGTCTCCACCGCCACGGGCGCGTCCATCCAGGACTTGATCCGCAGTTGGGTTGAAAGCGGGCTGGCCGAAAAACTTCATGAATACACCATAGCCGCAAGGTTGTTGCACGGCGAGCAAATCGCGGGCAACACGCGGGCAACCGAGGACTGATCATGAATCAAGTCGTGCACATTCCTGGCCTTGGCGCCCGCGAGTTCGGACCAAACGATGCCCGCAAAGCCGCAGCCTACCTTGGGCCGCGCATCGGCCAGATCAACGAGTTCGAGCAGGCGGGCTACTTGCGCGCCATCCGCGACCTTGAGCTTGCGGCGGACAAGGACAGCGAGTTCGACATGGCGCGTTACACGCCGCCGGGTTACGAGCCGGGGTGGAAATGAAACGGATTTCAGGGACCGCGCTTGCTGCATTGGCGCGCGAACGCCGCACGAATAACGCGCTGCTTGTGCGCCTGATTCTGGCGCGGATTGCGCGCGACCCAAGGTTCAAGCCATGAACGAGCAAGAGCTGGCGCAAGCGCTGGCGCAGATTCGCACGCTGACAGCCGAGCGAGATGAAGCCCGCGCCGAACGCGACCAATGCCGCCGCGAACGCGACGAGGCCCGCGCGCTGCTGGCGCACAGCAAGACCAGCCTTGCCGAGCAATTCAACGATCCAATGCAGGGTGGGGAAAAGGCATGAGGATGGCACGGGTTAAAAACTGGATGGAGTTCCAGCATTACAAGGATCGTTCGCCGCCATGGATCAAGCTGCACCGCTCGCTTCTCGATGACTTCGAGTTTCAATGCTTGCCGATTGCTAGCAAGGCGCTAGCGCCGATGCTTTGGTTGCTAGCGGCCGAGTCCAGTGATGGTGCGGTTCGCATCGATGAAGCGTTCCTGGCGTTCCGTCTGCGCTGGCAAGTGAAAGATGTTCAAGCAGGCGTAACACCATTGATAGAAAAGGGATTTTTGATAGTTGCTAGCGACATGCTAGCAGCTTGCAAGCAAGGCGCTACCCCAGAGACAGAGGAAGAGACAGAGGGAGAGACAGAGATAGAGGCTTCGCCTCTTGGTGCTGACGCACCTGTTTTCGGAGCCTATCAGCCGATCGTGGACGCTTACCACGAACTGCTGCCGAAATGCCAAGCCATCGCAACCCCGGCGCCCAAGCGTCTGAAGAAGCTCGCCAACGCTGCGAAGCTAGCCAAGCGGGTATGTGCATCGAACGGCTGGACCTACGAACCGGAGACATTCTGGCGCGGCTACTTCGGCGTCTGCGCGAACGATCCGTGGATGCGCGGCGACGTACCGAACCCGAATAACGATCGCTGGAAACAAAACCTCGACGTGCTGCTTGCTGATGACCGGCTGGCGCAGGTAATCGACCAGGCCATTGCCTCAATGCGGGAGGCCGCATGAACCGCTTCGATGCCGAAGGCGCGGTGCTGGGTGGTTGCCTGATCGCGCCGGATGCCTACTGGCAGGTCGCGGACCTGATTTCCGCGGATGACTTTTCATCGCCTGAAAACGGCGCCATCTGGACGGCGCTGGCCGACATGGCGCGCAAGGGCACCGTGCCTGACGCGGTGACGTTTGGCGAGAACTGCCCGCAGTACGCGATGGCTGCCGTTGAACTTGCCAGTGCCACGCCTGGCGCGCACAACATCCGCGCATATGCCGAGATTGTGCAGCGCAACGCGGTGACACGGCGCGTGCGGGCATCGGCCTCTAGGATCGCCAAGCTGAGCGGGGATGACGTGCTGGGTGAAGCGCAGCGCATCATCGGCGCCTGCGCACCCAGGGCTGCCAGCGCAGTCAAGCACGCGAAGGAATATCTGACGGTTTCAGTTGAATTGATGGCGCAGCGGTGCGCGGCGACGGAAATCCTGACCGGCGTGCCGACTTCACTGGATTGGCTGGACGAAACGACTTCAGGCTGGCAACGCGGCGACTTGATTATCGTCGCGGCGCGGCCGTCAGTTGGCAAGACGGCCCTAGCGGTGCAGGCGGCCATCCATGCGGCGCAACACGGTCATCCAACGCTGTTCCTTTCGCTTGAAATGGCTGGGCACCAGTTGACAGATCGCATGATTGCGCATCTTGCGCGCGTTGACATGCAGGCGATCCGCCAGCCTAAAACGGTTGCCGAGGACGAGTGGCCGCGCATTGGCCGCGCCGGCGAGGAAATCGCCGCAATGCCGTTGTTGATCGACGACACCAGCGCGATCCCGGTTGACGGCATTGCCGCGCGCATCCGGCAGGCCGACGCGGCGCACCGGCTGGGACTGGTGGTGATCGACTACCTGACGCAGATCAAGCCGCCCAAGGCCAACAGCACCAACGACGCGGTGCAGGAAATCACGCGGACGCTGAAGGCGACGGCGAAAGACGTGCGCGTTCCGATCCTGCTGCTGTCGCAGCTAAACCGCGACGGCGACAAGGAGCCGACGCTGACCAGCTTGCGCGACTCGGGCGCGATCGAGCAGGACGCCGACGTGGTGGTGCTGCTGCACCGCCCGGACGCCAATGACCGCGGTCTGATCAAGTGCAACGTGGCGAAGCAGCGCAACGGCCCGACCGGCGATTGCTTCCTGCGGTTTGACGGCGCGCATCAGCAATTCGCGGTGACGCAGGAGCGTCCGCAAACGAAGGCGCCGGTTGTGACCCTGGCGCGGGAGGCCCGGCGATGAAACTTTCCGAACTTGCCGCGCAGCAAGTCGCGCGCCTTGCCGACGAACGCGAGAGCAACGCCGCGCGGTTCCCGATCGGCCCGGAAGCGCTGGCTTGGGCAAACGAGCACTTTCCGTGCGCGGCCGGCACGCGCGGGCATGCGGTGGTGTTCGCCAGCAATGCCGCCGGCGAAACGATCGGCAAGCGCGATCCCGGCCCATGGGTTGACTGGACGCTGATCGAACGCGCGAAGCGCTGGAACGATCGCGTGTACGGACGTGAGGCAGTGCAACCGGACGCGGCCCCGAAACGCCGCAGCATGACCGACGCGCAACATGCGTGTCTGCGAGGTGACGTATGACCGACATCGGTGGTTGGTTGATGGTCGCGGTCCTGCTGATCGCGGTAGTGCGGATGATCCAGTTCTACAACCGGAACAGGTGGTGGTGATGAAACTCGCGACAGAATCCGAGCGTACGCGCTGGCTGGCCTTTGTGGCCGCGCAACCGCTACCGCTGGACGTGGAAGCGAAGCTGTGGCGCAAGTCGCGCAGCAACGAGCAAAACGCGCTGCTGTGGGCGATGTACGGACCGCTGGCCGATCACATGGGTTACGACCGCGACGACATTCACGAGTGGATGTGCGGCCGGTTCTTTGGGTGGAAAGATATCAAGGTTCCCAAGACCCCGCGCAACCCGGAAGGGCTGGCGAGCGTGCCGGTTCGTTCAACGACGCGCGATGAGAATGGGAAGCGCAACGTGATCGACCGGCAAACGTTCGCGAAGTTCGTGGACATGGTTGATCGCGTGGCGGCGCAGGCCGGTGTATTTATTCCGATGGAGAACGCAGCATGAAGAACAACGCAGAGATTGAAGACGGGTGTTTGCTTTGCCCGGAGTGCGGAAGCGACTACACGCACCACCGCCGCGTTACGGTCTTCTGGCGAGAACGTGAAGATGCGCCACTTGGTTCATGCATCAAGTCGAGTCAGGATGAATTGCACGTTGCGCGAGAGCAATGGGGTAATCCAAGTGAGAGGCGTGATGGGATTTCGATTGACTGCGAGTGCGAGATTTGTGGAACGCTCTTTCGACTGCATATCGCGCAACACAAAGGGCATACGCTAATTAAAGCGGAAGCTGCGGTGGTCAGGCCCGCGACATGAACCTTCGCAATGCTGCTAAGGGCAAGCCCTGCATGGTGCGCCTGCCCGGCATATGCAATGGCGACCCTGAAAAGACTGTTCTGTGCCACTACCGCCTGGCCGGTACGTGCGGCGCAGGTATGAAGCCGGACGATTGGCAAGCGGCGTGGGCGTGTAGTGCGTGTCACGACGAATGCGACCGGCGCACGCGAAAGCTCGAAACGGACTTCGTGCGACTGGCGCACGCAGAGGGTGTTTTCCGAACGCAGTACGAGATACGGAGGATGACGAAGTGCTGATGGTCAACGAAACGCACTGTGGTCACGCCGCGCGCCGGATCATGGTTCGGCTCAAGGTCAACGGAGGCGCATGGGTGGTGATGGCTTGCGATGCCGACGGGTTCGCGATGGAGCCCGCCGATAGTGATTACGCACAACGGATGCTGCGGTCCGGCTCGCCGTCGATTGCCGGCGTGTTTACGCGGGATGCGGACTTGCAGCATCTGACATCGGAGTTAGTCCATGCGCGTCAGGCCGAGCATGCGCCACGCCGCCGAGCCATGACGGCTGCCGACCGGGCATGGGCCACGAAATACCGGCGCAAGTGGCGGATGGAGCGTCGCGCACGCGGGTTGCAAGTGTCATGAGCGCATCGCAACGCCGTAAAGGCGCTTCAGGTGAAAGGGAATTTGCCCGCATCATGGGTGACGAGCTTGGCGTCAAGATCACGCGCGAACTGTCGCAATCCCGCGATGGCGGCTGTGATCTTGTGATCGGCCGGTTCGCCGTCGAGGTCAAGCGCTGGGAGACGCCGCCAGGCATGCCGCAATGGGCGCAAGCCTGCACGAGTGCCGAACGATTGGGCCTGATGCCGGCGCTACCGTTCCGCGCGAGCCGCCAGCCGTGGCGGGTGATCGTTCCTGTGGACTGGTACGCAGGCGGCAAACAGCGCGGGTGGAGCGAGTGCGCAATCCTGACCGTGCCCGCGTTCGCGTTCGCGTGTCGGGAGACGATGGGGTAGGCCAATGCCAACCGCAAGATACAGCCTGATCGCGGAGCGCATCGACTTCATGAGCCGGCGCCATGCCGACCGCTCGCAGGAACTGTGCGAGCTTGAGCGTCACATGGTGGAGGCCGAGATTGACCGCCTCGCCGCCTTGCGCGACCTGATCCGCGCGGTTGGTGTGAATGGCGTTGCGGAGAGGTTCGGCGTGTCGTCGCGCACGGTGCGGCGGTGGCGCGAATCGGCGTGCGTGAAGATCGGACAGAAAATGTCCGCCTGATGTCCGCGTAAAACGGTTGAATAGCTACCTGACGCGGTGACGCGCTACGGGTGGCAACGATGCAAACGCGAACGGGTTCTTTTGTTGAAAGCTGGGCAAATATCGCGGTTGGGTTTTCGATCAATTTCACGGCGAACTGGCTGATCCTTCCGCTGTTCGGCTTCCACAGTCTCACGCTCGAAAAGAATTTCGTAATCGGGCTGTTGTACACGGTGATCTCACTGTGTCGCAGCTATTGCCTGCGCCGGTGGTTCAACCGCATGCGCTTCTGGAATCGCGAGGGGACGCAATGACCGCGATCCTTCCACAAGATGCGCAAGCGCGCAAGGCCGTACCGTTGGCCGAAGGGGTGCTTTGGTATTTCCCGAACGCGCTCGCCGAGGTCGCGCGAGTAAGCAAGCGTGGCAACGAGCAACACAACGCGGGTGAACCGCTGCATTGGGCGCGCGAAAAGTCCACCGATCACGCCGACTGCATCCTGCGGCACCTGATTGAAGCCGGGACGGTTGACGGTGACGGCCAGCGGCACACCGCGAAAGTGGCGTGGCGCGCGCTGGCGCTGCTTGAAACCGAATTGATCCGCGAAGGCGCAACACCGGGAAGGAACGCGGTGCATGTGCCGCCAGCGCCCGACCATGACCCGGCCAGCGTGGCATTCCGGCATGGCCTCGATGTCCATCCGTCCGACTTGTCCAATTTGCGTGGACGCACGGCGCCCGAGATTGCCGCCGATGACGGCGTTAGCGAATACGGCAACCCGATCACGCCGGGGTGCGCGCCGATTGGTGTCACGGAGCGACGCCATGGATGATGGACTGAAGCGGTGCTCCCACTGCGGAATAGAAAAAAAGTACGCCGAGTTTCACAGAAACCACAAGGCCGCGGATAAAAGAGCTAGCTGGTGTAAGAAATGTGACCATGCTCGCAATGTGTCTCGCATGCAAGACCCCGTACAGCGACTTCGCATTCTTGAAAAGTGCAGAGAATATCGCGCCAGCCACAAACAACAGCGCGCGCGACGTAGACGACGGGACGGCCTATGGCGGCGATACGGAGTCACCGTAGCCCAATACGAGGCCATGTATGAGCAGCAGCACGGGAGGTGCGCCTTGTGCGGCATTGACGCACCTACTTTCGGGCCTTCCTCAAGCCGTCTTCATGTAGACCATGATCATGCCACGGGCGCGGTGCGCGGGCTTCTTTGCGGGGCCTGCAACGTCGCGCTCGGTAATTTCAAGGATAACCCGGAAGTTCTTGAGACTGCTGCATGGTATTTGAGAAATAGGTTTTCGGTAATTTCACGGGGGAGGCTGCCATGAGAATCCGAACCATCGACGACTTCACCGCTGCGGAAATCAACGCGATGCCCAAGACGGCACGGCCCATCGGGCGGCGCAAGGTCACGGAAGCGGAAAAGGCCGTGCTGTACGCGCGCTGCGTGCGTCGCGGAAAGACGGACAAAGACCGCGCGAAGAAGGCAAAGCCATGACCGCGCGCTTCCATACCGACGACGAATGCATCCTCGCACTGCGCGAACATGGCAGCGTGCGTAAGGCCGCAAAGGCGCTTGGCATCCATCCGCGCAACCTGTTCGCCCGCAAGGCGCGTTGGGTCAAGAGGGGATTTGCGCCGGAGTTCGACTTGACGCATCCGGTCGCGGATGGCCAGCGGCTCAAGGGTGCCTCGACGCTGTACCGCGAGGATGGAACGATTGCGGCGCAGTGGGTGAAGTCCACCGCTGACGAAGATCGGCGCAAGGCGATCATCGAAGAATCCTACAAGGCGATGATCGCCAAGATGAAGCCATTGCCGCCTCGCAGGCGCCCCAAGGCGGCGACTGCCGACGACGTGCTAATGGTGTACCCGATCGGCGACCCGCACGTTGGCATGCGCGCATGGGCCAAGGAGTGCGGCGCTGATTGGGATTTGGCGATTGCGCAGGGTACGCACCGGATCGTGGTTGATGACCTGGTGCGCCGGTCACCAACAACCGAACGTGCGCTAATCGTAAATCTCGGGGACGCCTTGCACTACGACTCCATGATGCCTGTGACCGCCCGCAGCGGAAACATGCTGGATGCGGACGGCCGCTACAACAAGATGATCCGCGTCGCCACCGAAGTAATGGTGCAGTTCATCGAATCCGCGCTGTTGCGACACGACAAGGTGCATGTGATCAACGCGATCGGAAACCATGATGAAACCGGCGCGCAATGGCTGGCGTTGTTGCTGGAACATCGCTATCGACTGGACAAGCGTGTAACCGTTGACACGTCGCCCAGCGTATTCAACTACTACCGCTTTGGCGCAAACCTGATCGGCGTCCACCACGGCCACACCGTGCGCAAGATTGAAGCATTGCCGGGGATCATGGCTACCGATCGCGCGAAAGATTGGGGTGAAACGACGCATCGCACATGGTTTACCGGCCACGTCCATCATGAGGCGCGGCGCGAGTTCCCAGGCTGCATCGTGGAAACATTCGGCACACTCGCGACGGCGGATGCCTACGCCACGGCTGGCGGCTGGCGGTCACGCCAGAACGCCTATGCGATTGCACTGCATGCGGAAGCCGGTGAATGCGGGCGGCTGCGTTCCGACCCGTACATTGCAGGATGCACCGTGCCGAAAGTGAAGGCGGCGGCATGACCGCGACCGCTGAGACGATCCCGCAAGCTGTGGGGGACTGGCAGTTGCGCGGTCTTGACGTGGACCAGATATTCGCCCAGCCGCAGCTAAGCGATGATGCGCTGACGGCCGCGTGCTTGACGACGGCGCGTTTCGACCCGGCGTTTCCCGGCTGGCAGCTTTATCGCCGCATCGTGGCTGGGTTCACGCTGTACGATGCCGAGCTTGACGAGTGGGCAGTGGGCGTCGGCAGGCTGCTTGCGCAAGCCAAACGCCGCGACGGCCGCGCCTACATCGCCAAGCCGGGCGCGTGGGTGGATGTCGCCGCACGCGATGCACTGGCCGCCGTGGTGACGGGTGTCTCGCCGGTTGAGACGGTGCGCGCCCGCGAGCTTGGGATAGACCTGAAAACCTATCGCCGCATCAAACATCCGTTGGCTGCGTGCATGGAAGTTGGGATGCAGACTTTCCGCGCGGAGTTGCTGGCGAAACTTTATTTCGTGCGCCGAATCCATTTGGCGGAAACGGATGATATGTTGGGCTTGGATGGGTTACAAAAAAGCGCGCGAATCCTTGATTTCCAGACCGGGAATCGACTGACCCCGCACGCTCCAAACCCTGACAATCTTTGATTTTCCCGGTACAGCCTCCGCGCCGCCCTGACGGGTTGAAGCACTCGCGCGAGCCAGAACCGGCCGGGATCGCGCGGTAGCCCAAAGCGAGAGGCAGCCCGACAAGGGGCCACAGTGTGCGTTCAACTCGCACCCGCGCAACTTTTCAATGTTCGCGTGGGCGAACTTCCGCGCGAAACGGCGCGGGAATGACCGCCAAGTCTGACATTGCGAACATCAACGCGCCGCTCGCAAGGGGAAATGCAGGCATAGTCCGGTAGCCGCAAGGCGAAGCGGGTTCAAGTCCCGTCGGCGCGACTTTTACGAATTGGCGGCAAGCGTCGCATCCGGCCATGGTTCGCAACCGTGGCGAGGTCGGGGAGCGTGGCGAGTCCTATTTAGGCAGTGACCCACGCTCAAACCTTGGGAACCCGGACGTGCCTGTCAGCGCTGGCAGGCTGCCGCCATCTCTCATGAGCCGCACCTATCGCCAAGACCCGCGCGGATGCTGGATGCGCTCCCCACGGCACAGACGGGCGCGGATCGCGGCGGCGGTGCTGGCTGATCCAGAGCTAGCCGAGGTTGTCAGTCGACAACCCAAGCGCGTGAGCCAGCCGCCTGACGCATGGGATGACCTGCTGGTGAGCTACTGGCGCGGGCAAGCGTGGGCGCGCAGGACGTGAGTGATCGCGGCTGTTACGCCGCCATGCTTGCGCTGCAGCGTATCCAGCGCGGCTAGCGCGGATGGATCACGGATAACACATGCGATGGGTCGGCCGGACTGGACGTACTTGGCTTGCCGCTCGGCGCCCGTCCTTGGGCGCGGATCGTGGCGGGATGCGTCGGGCTTCATGCGCGCAATCGAGCGAACACTTCTTCCCACGCGATCGGCTCGAAATCCTCGTCGCCATCGGCATCCGCAGTGATTTCGAAGATGGATGCGTCACGTTTGAACTCCATCGCATCGTGAGCGTCGTTCGCTTCGCGAAGCGAAGCGTGACGCGAGACCTCGCGGACAACGCCGGTGTACTTGTTGGTGTTCATTACTGCATACATGTCGTTCTCCTCACTTCGCCGCGCCGGGATGGCTGGCATGGGTACAGATTAGCGCGTCACTAGTGACACGTCAATAGGTAGATTGTAAACAATTGTTACAGGATTGATGCGCATTCGAGGGTGAGATGGCCGAGAAACCGGAAGACGACGACCTTGGCGACGTCGAGACCGCAGAGCCGACCGACAGCGAGTTTTACGAGGTCGAGGACGGCTACATCATTTTCCCGCACGGCGCGCAGTGGTTCGCGGAAACCTACGATGCCAGCGCGATCCGCGTGAGCATGAAAAAGCCGGGCGAGATCGAGATCATGGACTGCGAATCCGGCAAGTGGCGCAAACCTTCGCAGGGAAAGCCTACGGCTGAACTGCGCGCAATCAGGGGCGGGAAGTGACCGAACACGAACACAAGGTGTCAGTGCTGCAGAAGTGGGCGCTGGCGATTGCGCAGGGCTTGATCCTGGCTGGCCTCGGCTGGTTCGGCAAGCAACAGCTCGGCATGCACGATCAACTGAATCAGCTTACGTGGGAAATGCAGCAGGCGAGTGGCAATACCGTGCAGGTGCAGCAGAACAAGGCCTCGATCGACCGTCTGGATTTCCGCGTGTCCGATCTCGAAAAGCGGCAGGACCGCGACGAGAGCCTGCGCGAGCACGCACAGCGGGGCCACTGATGGCCCGCGCAAAGTGGATGGGCGCCGGCGGTGCTGCGGTAATCCTTGCGATCGCTGGCGTGCTGGGCACGTACCACGAGGGCACGCGCCACAACGCCTACGCCGACGTGGGCGGCGTGTGGACGATCTGCCAAGGCCACACCCAAGGCGTGCGTCCCGGCGATACGGCCAGCGACGAGCAGTGCCGCGCGTACCTTGAGGCGGACATGGCCGCGGCCTACGCCGACGTGAAGCGTTGCATCACGTTCCCGATGACCCTGGCGCAGCAGGCAGCCTTCACGGACGCGGTCTACAACATCGGGCCTTCCGTGATCTGCGGATCGACCCTGCAGCGGCTGGCCAACGCCGGCGACGTACGCGGCGCGTGTGAACAGTTACTGCGCTGGAACAAGGCCAACGGCCGCGTGCTGCCGGGACTGGTGGCGCGCAGGCAGGCCGAGCGGGATCTGTGCGTGGAGGGCTTGCCGTGATCATGCTGGCGGTTGCGTTCGTGGGCGGTATCGGCGTTGGCGTCATGCTGTGTCGGGACGGTTGGATCGATGCGGCCGTGTTCGCCGCCATCGGTCTTGGCATCAAGATTCGACACTGGTTGGGCCTGCCATGCTTTCCACCATCGTGATCCTTGCCTTGCTGGCGATCGTCACCTTGCTGTTCACGGTGATCGTGATCGCGCACCGCAAGGAAGCCGACGCACTGGGCGTGCTCACTGCCATGTCGGCGACGCTGCTGGCGTGGCTGGCGTTCTTCCGTTCGAACACTGCCGATAGGCCATGAAACTCCTGCTCGCCGCCTTGCTCGCGCTGCTTTCCGGTTGCGCGTGGCATGCGCGCGGGCCGGTGCCGCTGTTGCTGGCCTTCGCGGATGGTACTTGTAGCGGCACCGCGATCGCACCGCACGTGGTGCTGACCGCGACGCATTGTTTCGGCAACGGATCCAAGTTGCAGGCGTTGACGATCGAGCAACGCATCGACGACGACCACGACCATACCCTGCTAGTGGTCGCGGAAACTTTCGACGCCCACGCGAGCATTGCGCCGATGCCCAAGATGGGCGCGGCTGTGCAGATGGTGGGCAATCCTGGCGACTTGCGCAGCCTGTATGCGGTCGGAACGGTGGCCGGCACCTACAAAGACAACACGCTGCTGAATCTGCCGATCTTTTACGGCGACAGCGGCGCGGCGGTGATGGACGAACAAGGCCGCATCGTCGGCGTGGTGTCCGGTATCCGGGTGCTGGACGCCGATGGCGTTCACGTCCAGTGGGGTGAAGTCATGCCGCTGGCGTTCACGGCGGAACAGTGGCGCGCGGCGGGCATCGAATGACGCGCATGTATCTCGTGGCCGCCATCCTTGCGGCGTTGCTCGCGGCGTTCGGCCTGTTCGGCTGGCGCATGCACAGCCGCGGGTGGGACGCGGCGACGGAACACTACAAGGCCGTGGTGGACGCGGCGCTGGCGGCCAACGATGCGCAGGCCCGTACGATCAGGAATTTGCAGGCGGCCAATGCGGAATGGGCCGACGCTGCGAAAGGAAATGCCGAGAAGCTTAACCAAGCGCTCGCGCAGTTAAAGATTACGCAAGCCGACGACGCCAAGGCACTCGCCGCGGCGCAGGCGCGGTTACGCAAGGTGGAGGCAGAACATGGCGATGCGCATGCGTGGGCTGTCGATCGCGTGCCTGCTGCTGTGCTTGACGCTCTCCGGCTGCGGCAAGCCGATCGTCCGCACTGAAACCGTGACGGTCAAGGTTCCGGTGGTGCAGTCGATACCGTCGGCGCTGACCGAGCCTGTGCCGGAACCAGGGTTGCAAGGCGACACCAATGGCGCGCTTGCCGAGTACATCCTGGCGCTGCGGCACGCACTGGACACCGCCAACGCCAAGCTGAAGGCCATTGCGGGGTTGAAGCCATGAAGCCGCAAGAACGGTGCGACGAAGCCGCGGCGTCACTCGCGCGCGCCTACGCCCAGCTCGGCATGCCTGCGTTCGTGCTGTACGTGGCGCCGGATGGCAACGTTCGAACCATCGGGCCGCAGCTCAATCCCGAGACGGTCGCCCGCATGCTGCACACCGCGGCCGATGCTTACCTGGCCCAAGCCAGCCAGCCGACATTGCACTGATGCCGGCGCGCGTTGCAAGGTTCAATCCATTCCGGGTTGCGGCCAAGCGTTACCAGCCGCCAGAGAAACCAAGACCTGCAGAACGTACGCTCAAGCTCAACTGCGCACCGTGGCGCAAGCTGCGCGCATCGGTGTTGACTGTGGAACCGCTGTGCAGGGAGTGCCACAAGCGCGGCCTGATCACGGCGGC